TTCGCAGAGATGGCCGACAGCGAGGCAACATTCATTGCCGCCGCAGAAATCGTCCCCGCAATGATGCGATTACCGTTCAACGTGTTCACGTTGATCCGGGCGCCGTCCATCACGCCAAAGGTCACTTTTGCCGCTGAAAGGTTTGCAATCTTGGCGTCGTCAATCGCGGCGTTTTCGATCATCGCGTTGACGATGGCGCCGTTCTGAATTGCGGCCGTGCCCACGGCGATGCTGTTCGCGGCCAGGTGGTCGGCCAGGATGCCGCCATTGACGATCAGCGAGAAGCCTACCTTCTCATCAATGCGCAGGCCCTGGCATTCCATCCTTGAATCGGAGGCCGCATAGCTCAGGATCACCAGCGGTGCCATGTACCGCGCATTGCTTGGGAAAGTGCGCGCCGTCCCGGCCCCAAATGAACCTTCGAATGCGGCCCATGTCGTTGTCAGCGTTTGCCCAGCAGCGGCGTAGAACCATTGCGTCCCATCGCCCGCGATGTTCGCCCCTGCACTGTCGAAAAGAGCGACGCCCATGTAAAACGTGCCGGGGCCTGCTCCTGCAGGGCTTACCAGTGCTGCCTTGCCGCTCACCCGATACGTTTTCGTGGAATCAACAGGGATTCGATCCGCCGCGTTCACCCACGACGTCATGCCGGCCGTCGGCGACCGAATGGCAGTTATGCCTGACGGCCCGTACCCGATCGTCACAAATTCCGGGAAGGCGCCCGAGAAAGCAACCCAAGCGCTTGGATCCTTAAATTCCGGGTCGGCGTTGAGCGCACCTCGCCCGGTCACCAACAGGTGTTGGGTCTCGATTGCTTGTGCGGCCACCTTTGATGCCACCACCGAGTAGGCGGCCAGCTTGGGCGTCGTCACCGCTTCCGGGCCGATCTCCGTTTCCGTGATCGTCCCCGGAAGAATCTCGTCTGGCCTTGGCGCATAGGCCGTCATCACATCGCCGGGCTCGATCTGGACCCCATCAACGCGCACGTACTCGTTGGCCTCATCAATGCCGCGGAACATCGTTCGAATGCTGGCGCAGGTGGCTTGTGTTGTGAATTGAATGGACGTCCGAACCCAGCCGCCAACACCAACCGGCGCCGCAGAATGGGAAATCAACTCCCCACCCCCGCTGTCGAACTCCCGCACCAGCATGTAGGCCCCGGCGCTGTTGCTGCTCAAGTGCGCAGACACCACATAGGGCGACAACGCCGCCACCGGTTCGGGCGTGATCTGCGTCAAGATCGAATCGGCGGAATTCGTTACGGAAATGATCTTCAGTTCTTGGCACACGGCACCAATCACGCCAGGCGCCTTGGCGGGTCGCGAAGCGGCATGCACGCGCCCGCCGTCTCCACCACCACCCGCAAAGGCGTCCCACCCATCGGCCATGCCGTCAGCATTTGAATCCGCCTCAAATGACGAATTCGCGGCAAGGTTGCCACCGCCGATCTGAACCGCCAACTTGGCGGGCGTCACGGCGCCGCTTGCCAGATTGGCAGCCTGCACGATCAAGGGGCCAAGGTCTGTCGTCCCAATGGTGCCAACCGTTACCTGCGACCCATTCAGCCCACCGGCCGGCGTCGCTGAAGGAACCCCATCCTCGGTGACGAAAGCAATCCAAACATGCAGCTGCGTGCCAATGGGCGCAGGGTAGGTGAAGATCGATGTCGCTCCCGCAGCCTTGCCAACGCTTACCGCGCTTGAGAAAGTCGGCAATGGCCCAGTTCCGCCGTACTGGGCAATGAACACCTCGGTATAGGCGTTGCCGTGGCCCACGGTGTAGGTGGGCGGATCCCACTCAATGAAGATCCCGCGAAACAGCGACGTGCTTGACAAGCCCGAAGGCGTCGGCGGCGCCGTGTAGTCTGGAACGTAGGGCGTGCCAGGTGGGCCAGGCGGGCCAGGCGGGCCCGGGTCTCCCGGCGCACCCGTCCCGCCCGTCCCATCAAATCTGCCTGAGGCCGTCTGCGCCGCCAATCCCAGATCGAGCAGGTCACGGAATGTCACGCTCTTGTCCAAGCGCGCCCCCCGCCACCCCTCACGCGTCTGCAGGATCTCCTTCACCGCGAGCAAGAAGCTCCGCAGGTCATCAGCCCCTTGCGGAATGTCCGGCAGGTCTGGAATCTTGGGTTTCGTGGCCACGTCAAGCGCCCCGAAGTTCTTCCGCCGAGGTCGCGAGCATCACGCCCTGAACAGCGCCCGTGGTTTGCACCTTCACGCGCCACTTGTCGGCACGCGCCGGGCCGGGAAGCCGAACACTGCGGCCATTGGCCACCGGCATGCCCGTCACCACCGGTGAACCGTTGGCCCAAACCGTGATGGTCACCGGGTACGAGTCCGCCACAACCTGCAAGTGCCCAAAAGACACCGGCGCGCCCAGCCGTTCGTCGCGCGATTCGTGCATGGCCGTCAAGGCAGAGCCAACGTCCCACTTCTGCACGTTCGTGCCCACCAAGATGAAAAGCGAATCAGCGATCGGATCCCAATACGCACCGGTGAATCCAACCTCGCAGGGGTAGAAGCCCAGCGGGTTGATGGGGTCGAGCATCACGCTCTTGCGCCCCGTGCCCGGGTCATAGCTCGCGCAATAAGCGCCTTCCAGTGCCGCGCCGATCATGGTCGTCGGCGCCATGGCTTGCCAGTCTGGGCGCAGGGCAATCCCTTCGGTGAGAACCCGCGCGCCGCCGTCCCCCAAGTAGGCCAGGCCGTCCGGTGATGGCCAGGCCACACCGTGGCCAAACTCCACCACCCCGCGCTTGGCCACACAGGCCTGCGCAAGGTCGACCAAGGTCGAAGACATCGCCTCGGGCGCCGAGCCGGTCACCACGTAGGGCTTGCCAACGGTCAGCACGATCAACTGCTGCCGCCACCGGCCGAGGGCCACGATGTCGTCATCGAAGATCAGCTTGTAGTCGCCAGGCCAGGCGAACGGCCGGAAGGGCTCGCTGAAATACAGGGCCTTGCCCACAAACCCGGCCATCATGCCGCCCCAAAGCGCCTTCAGCCCGCGAAGGTCACTCGGCGGCATCTCCCAGGTCTCGCTCAGCAATGGATCTTGGCTGTTCACCGTCCCGGTGTCGTCCACAAACGACGTCGCGGCCGTCACCTCAGCCACAAAGAAGTAGTCGGCCGACGTACCCGCCACCGTGCGGTAAACCTGCCAGTGCGTGATGCCGTAGTTGCCGCTGGGGATCGTCGCATTGCGCGTCACCCGAATCGTCGCCCCAGGCTTGCACGTGATCGTCACGGCCGTCGATGGCGCGCTGATCTCGCCCTTGTCATTGCGCCACACCACCACATAGGCGCGGGCCTCGTCATCCCCTGTGCCGGCCACGGTCTCCGTGAGCGTCGGCAGGGAAGAAGGCGCAGGCACACCCAGCAGGCGGATGCCCGGCACAGAGGGGTATGGCGGCGCGGCCAGGCCCACCGTGTTGTCCGTCCACTTTGGCACCCCGTCACCAGTCCAGTACGTGCGCTCGGAGGTGTCGGTTGCGATGAACCCGCGCGCCACGTCAGCGTCGGCGGGCAGGCCCAGCCAATACGATGAGTCTGACGCGGCCGTGCGGCCCATGCGGTAGATCGCGCCGACGCCTGAGGCCACGGTCGCCACCGTCGAAGGGGCGCGCCACGGCCGAAGGTCGCCGCGCCCTGGGCGCTGGTTCAGCGAATCAACGCCAGCGCCTGGCGGCAACAGAATAGGGTGAAGCGCCTTTGATGCGCCGGTGAAGCCTGCGAAGCGTGCCAGCATCTCAGCACCACTGCGCGCGGTTGCGTGGGCGGCTGCGGCCTCGTTGGTAGTACACGGCCTCTTTGGCCAGCGCAATCGCCGCTTCCATCATGGTCATGTAGTCACCGGCCAGCGCGGTGTTGGAATACGCCTTTGCGGGCTCAGCCATCAACAACCCGGCCGCGCCGTTGGCAATCTCATCGGCATAGTGCTCGAACACCGCGTCGTCCAGGTCGGTCGCGGTCCTGCTGGGGCACATCGCGGCGCGCACCACCAGCGGCAGCGCGGCCACAGAAGGCGGCGGCTCAAGGCGCACCGTCATCGGGCCAGTCAGCAGAATCATGTCGGGCGCGCTCACCGATTCTGTTTTCTCGAAGCCGTCCAGCTGCGCGTCGGTGACGATGGTCAACACCTGCCCGTTCAGCCTGGCGCCAAGAAGCTCGACGATCACCTCATTGGCTTGCGTCAGCGTGTAGGCAACCTGATCGACGGCGGTAACGACCGAAGCCAGCTCGCGCTGCAGGCACAGCGAGCGCTTGCAGAAGCGAATCGCGGCCTTCAGCGCCGCGGCCTCGATCGCCAAGTCAGATGCGCCGGGCACCTTGGGCGCCACCAGCGGGTAGAAAGCATCAAGGCCGACGGCCATCACACACCTCCCGCAGTAGCGCCTGTCGTCGGCGCCCCGCCTGGGTTGTTCATGTCGGGGGAGAACAGCACATCGGCCCGGGCCTTGCCGCCCAAGTCGCCATCGAACGCGGCGGCGTAGGCGGCAGCCAAGCCCGCGTTGTGCGAATCCTCGGCGTCCTTCGCGTAGGCCCGGAACAGCACGTAGTTCAACAACGTCCCGCTCCACAGGTCATCAAGCAACAGGTCATTCCCAAGCCCAGCCGCCAACACCGTCGGCGGCTCAGGTGAGTAGATGATCTCGAGCGCGGTATTGAGCACGGCGGGCGGCTCAACGTAGAACGTCCTCGGGTCGCGGTTGTCGTACACATAGTTGCGCGGCACGCCGGCCGTGCGCTTGTGCCACCCCACGTGGTACGTGTCCAGCGTCTCGCGGTCAACCAAGCGCACCGGTCGGCCGGTGGCCGTGGCCTGCACGATGTCCAGCAGACGCCTGCCGGGCGGTGTCATGCCAGCAATCGACTGCTTCGAGCCAGCCACGCAGGCATAGGTGGCATTGATCGCCACGGAATCCGGCTTGCGCACCGCAATCGTGCGCTGGCCGTCCGTGATCCACAGCGCCAACTCGTCATCCGTCCAACGGGCATTCGCGCCCGCAGGATCATGCAAGACAAGCCTTGCCCGCGTAACGATGTCCGAGCCCTTCACGCGTTCACGCTACGGCCTGGCCGCCCTTGGCTTTGGTGGAAGCCGTCGCGCGCTTCAACGCAGGCGATGCGGCCTTGGCGGGCTGCTTCGGTGGCGTGTTGGCCTCAACGGGCAAGGCGTTCGGGTCGCCCTCATCTTCAAAGTCGTCGTCCTCTTCGCCGCGCGCTTGTCCGCCCACGGCATCCAGCAACACCTCGGCCGCTTGAAAGTCGGCCTCGTCAGCGGGCTCGAAGTTCTCCGTCAAGAGCAGCTTCGCCACCAGCGCTTCGTCGGCGACATTGGCCACCAGCGGGCCACCAGGCGCCTCAGACGCGAAAACAATCGCCTTACCGGCGTCATCACGCACCACCACAACGCCGTCGGCGCGGGGGGCAATCAGGGTAATCAGTTTCATGTGCTCTCCTTGCACGAAAAAGGGGGCACCGAAGCGCCCCCAAAGATCAAGGGATCAACCATTCACGCGCAGCTCACGCGGCGCGATAGAACAGGGTCACGCCCAGCGTCCCGGCCACGGCCGTACTCGGCGCGGTCGTCACTTTCACGCCCAAGCGGCGCGGCGATTGAGACGCCTGCACGGTCGGGATGGCGTTGGCGCTGGCATAGCCCAGGCGCTGATGAAACGCGGTGTTGGCTGCCAGGGTCGAACCCCAGATGCCGCCGCCATCGGCCGCTGCGGTCGAAAGGTTGGCGCCTACGCCGTCCCAAATGCCCACGGCCAGGATCATTGCGGCGGCGCCGCTGTCCATGTCCGTGCCGTCAACGTGTACCTCAACGGGCACGCAGCCGGGCGGCAACTCGCCAATCTGGCCGATGTTGTTCAAAGCCAGGTCGGCCGTGCCCAACGCCAGGTCGAAACGGGTTGCCAGCACCTCGGCGCCAGCGGGGGTAGGCACCGGCTTGCGGCCGGTGATGTAGTCGTTGCTGTTCGCGAAAGCCATGTCGTCTTTCTCCTTGTCCTGTTGTCGATCAGCGAGCGGCGCAGGCGGTATCCAGCGCAAACACGCCGAAGTCCTGGTCGCCGATGTCGGTCGGGAAGTTCACCTTGTCGATACCGAAGATCGAAGAGGTGGTGATCACAACCTTGTCGCCGTTGTCGCGGGTTTCCTCGTGCCAGTCAAAGCGCAGGTTCGTGCCGGGGCTGCCAAAGGCCACCACGGCAGCCTGTGCGCCCAAGAAGAGGCCGCGGGCCGCTTCCACGTTCGCGCCTGCGCCGGCGTCGCTGAAACGGATCACGTTGCGGTGCGAGTGCAACACCACGCCGCGATACAAACCAAGCGTGCCCTTGAACAACGGGCTGTTGCGGCCGTCGCTGGCGGCAGCGGCGCGCTGCAGGTCCATCCATTGGCCAGTACCGGCGTTCTTGCGAACGTCGTCTTCCTGCCAGGTGTGCATCACAGCGACAAACGTCTCCATGCCGTCCAGTTTGCAAGGCTGCATCACCGGGATGCCGGTCGGGCCGCCGCCTTGAACGTCGGCACGGGTCTTGGCGCGATCCAGGATGCCCAGGTCGAACTTGTCGTTCACGTCGATGTTGTTGTACGCAGTGGCGTCGTTGCCGAACAGTCGGTGCTGCGCGTCAGGCGTGGTCAGCGCGTTGTTGGCGCGGCCGGTGTAGCCAATGGGCAGCAAGAAGTTCGGGTTGACACCGCGCGAACCGCTCAGGTACGTGAACAGCAGTTCATCGAACAAGCGGCCCCACCAGTTGGACTGCTGGCGGCGGGCCTTCTCGCGCAAGTTGTGCAGCGTGCGCTTGCGGGTCATGCGCCCGCCAGTGTTCACGCCACAGCGGGCCTGGTCGATGTAGATCGAGGAGGTGTAGAAGCGCTGTTGCTCTTCCTTGCCTTCAAGATTGTCCTCGCCCTCGACTGGCGCCATGCGCAGTTCGGCGATCAGATCAAAGTAGATCTGTTCACCGGCATCCGACTCAAGGTCGGTAAGGATCTGAATGGGAACCTCGGCCTCTGCGCCGCGCGCCATGAAGCGCTGGTTCCAGTAAGACTTTTGCGAAGTGTCATAGGCCATCAGGCCCGAATACTTCTTGACCGCCTTCGGGTCATTTACACCGACGATGGTGCGTGCCATAGAAACTCCTCAATGTCAGTTGGTTGACGATGAGAAGCACGTCCTGCGCTCCACCCGCTGCGCGGTCTATCCGCGCTCGGTTGCGGCCATCATTGCATGCTTGGGACGGACGTCCTGATCAAGCGCGCGATTGATCTCAATCGAGCGTGGCGATGTGATGCAGAGCCTTGCGGCCCTGCCAGATTTGGCAATGAAAGACACCTCCACGCCCGTATCACCGAACGTCAGGTGCTCACCTGGCGCAAGGTCGATCACGACCCGGCCCACCGGCGCGGAGGCGTTGCTCATTGCGTCATGCCTTGAAAGCGTGCGAAGCGCTCAGGGGCCGAGCGCGCCATCTTCTCAATGGCCGCTTCATACGCCTCGCCCTCAAGCGCCAGCACGTCGTCGAACTCACTGCCCACGGGGTTTGAACCCTCGCCGCCTGGGATGTTGGCCAACGATTGGCGGGTGGGCGTCAGGTCAGGTTTTCGACGGGCGTTGGCAGCGGCAACCAAGTCATCCTTGGAAGGCTCTTTGCGCGCAATGCCATGCAACGCCATCACGCGCGTATGAGCCTCATTCAAGAACCAAGCCAAGGGCTTGTCGTTGTTCTTCTCGTTGGCCGCCAGCGCGCGCACGAAGGCGTCCAGGTCGGCGCGCTTCTCCTGGTCTTTGTTGTAGTCAATGCCGCCGCCACTGGGTTGCAGCGCCGTCGCAAACAAGGCATTCACCGCGGCCTGATGATGGGCGCGCGGGGCTGGGGCCGGGGCTGCTGCGGCATCCACTTTGGCATCGTCGCTTGCCGGCCCGCTCGATGCTTCGGCGGCCGTGGCCCCGGCGACTGCTTCAGCTTCATCGTCAGGGCCATCATCGGCGGCGTCGGCCGTGTCGTCGGCGTCGTCAGGCTCGTCGGCGGGGGCGGCCTTGTGGCTGTTCAGTTCATCAGGCGCTGCGTCGGCAATCGCCTCGCGCTCTTCGTCGGTCAGGGTGGCCAGCATGGCCGCGTCGGGGGTGTTGGGGTTGCTCATTTCAGGCTTCCTTTCCTGTTGTTGATGGGTGGGTGTTACGGGGCTTGGTAGCCTTGGATGTTCATCAGAACCGAGGCGCCTGTAGTGCCGCAGTTGACGTTAAGCGCCGTTGCTGCCGTGCCCTTCAGCGGGGTCAGAAGCGGCACCACTGCGGGCAGCGCCATCGAGGCTGGGGCCTGCAAAGTAAGAATCGCAGTCACACCGTCGAGCACGATTACGGTGGTTGCTGTGGCATTGGTGTTTTGGTACTGAATCCCGGTCACGTAGTTGCGCACGCCCGCTGCGCCCGCCGCCTTTGCTACAGCCGCCGTGGTCGTGGTCAGCGTGCCGGAATACTGAAAATCAGCTTCTGGCACAGAGAACGGTTTGTTGACGACGGCCGCGCCGCCAGTCATCGTGATGCGCGCCGCATCTCCCGCCACCAAGGTAGTGGGCGCCACCGCAGTGCGAACAACGCCCCCAACCACAACCGGGTTGGCGCCTGCGGCAGCGTCCTCAGCCACGCCCCCGCCCGTGAGGGCCGCGACTGTTGTTACCGTGGTGACCGTACCCGACGAAATCGTGATTGCCGGCGAGTTCACCACTTGCACAGGCATGGCCTTGTCAAGCCGCGTGGTGCCCTGGCCGTCGAGCATCGACTTGGTTTCAGACCAGCCCTCAAGCATCAGATCGTGCATCCGCGCCGTGGTGCGCAAGATGACAGAACCGCCAGCGTTCACGGGCGTGGTGCCAATGGCTGGGGTGGCCGGCGAAATCCTGGTGCCGAGCACACTGACGATCGGCTTCAAGATCATGGTGGTCGTCGCCAAGTTAGCAACCTCCCACGCGCCATCAAGGGCAAGGTTCGTGCCGGTCAGGTCTTGCAAAACGCCGTGCAAATTGATGTAGTCGCCAACCGACAGGCCTGACCAGTTGGTGTTGCCTACAACAGACAGCCAATCAGTCTGCCCCGTCAACTGCGCAACGCTGGAAACAGCCTGTCCAATGATGCCCGGCTGGTCTGCGTTGCCGTTTGTCAGGCAAACACTGCCGCCGTAGCCGGTTGCTGTTCCGGTGGTGCCGATCAGGGTGAAGGTGTTGGCGCCCGTCACAATGACGGCTACTGGCGTTGCGAATGCCGCAAAGTTGGTTTGATCGCGGCTCCCCTTGATCGTGACGTAATTGCCGGTCGTCAAGCCGTGCGCGGCTTCCGTGGTCACCGTCCACGTGGTCGAGCCTGCCTTGGCAATGCTGACAATCTTGGCCACGGGCCGAGACATACCTACCGGCTGATAAACCCGGAAGCGCGGGTACAGCGGCAGGCCAATAGAGGGCTTCACAGCCGTTCTCGAAACGCGGGACGTCCACGACGTCGAGGCAGACTCAATGCCTTTGTCCAGCACATCGGCGGAACCTGCTCGGGCTTCAAGTCTGTAGCGGCTAGAGGCCTTCAATTCGACGTTGCCCATGACGCCGTTTAGGTATTGCGGCGCGGTCGTTGAGACGGTCACACGGTGGTCGCCAAACAACGTGCCCGTTACTTGGGCGTCGCTGTTATTGAACACCGAAACGATGGCCGCAAGAGTTGCCGAGGTGCCAGTGAACCGGAACCCGAAGCCATCTGCTGCGCCGCCCATGTTGTTGTAAAAATTGACCTTGGCCTCACCCAGCGTGGGGGTGATGACTGGAACAGCCAACGAAGTAAGCGCAGCGTCGTCGGAGAAGCCAAAGGTGATGGTCTTGCGATCCGCCGAAATGAACTTGATCGCCGCGTTTTGGTAGTTCAGGCGGGAATCGACCAAGCCGGTGATGTTGATCCAGTCCGACAAGTAGACAGCAGCTGGGTCTGGATGTGCTGGCAGGGCCGTTTCAAGAACGACTGTGCAGATCGTGCCCGCCACAGCCGAGTAAGCAGCGCCCGCGTCGGCATTTGACTGGTAAATGCTGACGATGTTGATAGGGTTCGGAACAGGCGCCGCAATGCCGGTTGACCCATTGCTGTAAAGCGCCAGCGTCGAGAAGTGTTGTCGATTACGGATTACCGAAGCCTCAACCTCAAGTGCAGCAGGTTGATGAACTGGGTAGTTCACCATCACCCGAGATTCGCCTGGGTTCAGCGGGTTGCACGAAAGCGCCGTGACGGATTGCCCGTTGCTGTACTTGGTCAGAGTAACAAAGTCGCCGCCCGCCCAATTGACTTCGTTGAAGTTGTCGTAAGCAGCCAGCAAGTCAGCGGCTGCGACGAAATCTGGAACCACTTGCAGCACGGCGCCACTTGTAGAAACCACCTCGGCATAGGTGCCGTCACCCATGTCTTTAAGACGGCGAAGGTGACCTTCAAAGGAACGATTGATGATGTCAGCCATAGTGGGCTCCTTACTTTTTCTTCGAGCCGGGCGCCGACTCGTTGAACATGGTTTCGATGGTGTCCAGGCGCTCCATGAGTGCCTTGAAAGTCTTGTCCTGGTCGGCCGAAATCTCGGCTGATCTCACACTGGCTTCAGCTTGAATTCGCGCCACCTGTTCGGCGGTGTCCGCGTCGGTGCGAATCTTCAAAATGTCCCGCTCGCCGGTGGATGTAGCCTTGGCCAGCTTCTGCGACAAATCGTCAATTTGCGAGGCCGCCTCTTCGCGCACCTGGGCCACGGCCTGGGCCAGCCTGCCGTCATCAACGCCCTGCCCGGCCCCAAGGCGAATCTGCTCCACCTCGGCCAGCAGCTTTTCGGCCCGCGCATTGATCTCGCGAGACTTCGCGCGCTGCTCTTCAAGCACGGCCATGGCCTGCTCACGCTGCATCTGCACGGCCTCGGCCTGCATCTGTGCGCCTTGTTCAGCCTTGGCCTGCTCCTCAGGCGTCATCTTCCCGTCAGCCTTAGGCTCACCCGTCATTGAACGGATCTTCTCGGCGATCGCGTCCTTGTTCGGCAGGTCGGAATACTCGTAGGCCATCTGCAGCAGCCGCAAGGCCAGCTCAGGCGGCAGGCGCTGCGCAATCTGGTTCAGGCTGTCGAACATCACCTGGCGCAGCGTCCCGGCGTGGTCGGCCTCGCTCACGATGAAGTCCGCCTTGCTCGACGTCACGTCGTTCAAGAAGCGCACGCTTCCGTCTGGCTGCACCTCGGGTTGATTGATCTTCACCCACTCAAGCGGGCCAGCCGAACCGGTCAGGCGCAACACCTTTTCTTCGGTGTAGAACTGCTCAATGTTCGAAGTCTGCTTCTCGCCCTGGGCCTGAACCGCATACCGCTCGTTGTCGAACGGTTCCGTCAGGACAACGCTGCCCTGCATCTGCCGGGCCTTGATCGCTTCGCCGCTGATCGCGTTCGTCTTGCGGCCCAAGTTCTCATCGGTGACGCCGGCGTTCTTCTGGATCGATTGCGCGTCCGCCACCATGATCTGCAGTTGGCCGGTCGCCGCGTCCGTGTCGCGGTGAAACTGAACCTCGCTACCCGCCTTCTTCAGCAGCATCCCGTTCGGGTCGGCGGCTTCTTCTCGCGCGCGCTCCACGTCCTCAAAGGCGTCGCGGTCGGCAATCACCTGGTTCGTGTTCAGGATGTGCAGCGCCTTGCTCGCCCGCTTGTTCAAGTCCTGCTGGATCGAGCGCACGCGCCGAATGATCCCGTATGGCATGCGATCCCGGCCAGCCCGGTAGCAAAGGATGCGCGTCAAGCTGAAATCGTTGTGCCGGTAGATCGTCGGCGAATGCGCCAGCATGCACGTTTCAAGGAACATGGTCACGTAGGTACGCATCGAAACCCTGTCCACGATGGTGGCTCGCTGCGCGCCAACCGCCGCAGAAAGGGCCTGGTCGCGTGGGTCAAACAATGCGCCGCGCCACGGGCCACTGGCCACGTACTTTGCGGTCTCAGGCTTGCGCCACTGGCACTCGTAAATCTTCACCCGGCGCCGCTTGGGGTCAACGGCAATGCCTGATCGGCTCAGGGGTGACATCGTGCCGCGCTTGCCCACGGAATCAAGTGGCGCCCCCCAGGATGCGGTCTCGTCATCCGGGTCGCTTTCAAAGCCCCAATCCTCAATCGCTTCGCGAATCTTGTCCGTCCGGTCGGGGAACATCATCACGGCAATGTCGTGGTCAACCCAGCGCCAGCGGAACACAAAACGCGCGTCAGCGCCGCACGGGTCAAGGCCGGCAGAATCCATCAGCACATTGCGCCAGTCCTCATAACCCGAGTAGATGACGTCCTTTGTGGGGTCATCGCGGGCGCCGTCGTCCACCCAGCCTTCGCCAACCTTCACCGCGTCAGAGAACGCGCGCGACCGATTGAACGGCACGCGGTTCACGTCCGAGACATACTTCAACACCTTGGTTTTGATGTCGGCGAGCTCAACGTCATCTTCGGTGCGCGGCAACACTTTCCAGTCAACGCGTGCGCGCCGCTCCGTGCCGATCACCCAATCGGCCATCGGGGCCACCTCGTTGTAAACGAGGGCCATCTGGCCGCGCTCTTCCACGATGGCCTTGTCCTCGGGATCCCACTGGAACCCGTCATAGAAATCGTGGTCGGTGGCCATCTCCAAACGGTTCGTCGATTGACGATCACGCTCGTAGTACAGCCATTCCAGCACCTGCCTGTGAATGGCGCGCATCGCAGGCGAATCCATCGCGTGCCCCGACACATTGGCCAACGCGTTATGGTCGGCAACGGGCTCGCCGTCCAGGTCAATGCTGCGTCCAGGGCCGTGCGGATTGCGCGCAAACCCCAGGTCTTCAGCCATAGGTCACCCCGGCGTCAGCAACGCGGATGTCTTCGCCGCCAATGGCCTTGCCGTCGGCACGCACTTGAAGCTCGCCGAAAGCGCCTTTGAGAAAGGATTCCTCAGGCGAAGACGGCATTTCAATCAAGTCGGGCAACCAGCTTGTGATCGTCGAGATCACGCGGGCCTTGTTCATCCTGCTGGGCTCAAGCCCCAGCATGTCGCAGGCCACCTCGGATTGCTTGACCGCATGGTCCATGGCGTCCTTGCGAAGCTCGCGGTCAGGGTGATCAACACCCCACAGGTGCGCCGCCGATTCCATGACGACATACCAGCCCGCGTCGCGCCGAAGGGCCGGCAGCAGCACCAGGGCACGCTCGTCGTTCATCCACGTCAAGACAACGACGAAATCGCTGACCCGTTGATGCTTGTGCGCCTTGCGCAGATCCAAAGAAACGCCCATGCCGCAAACCCATCCTTGGGATGCAGCCTGCCATGCTTGGGACGAACTACTTCCCCCACCAAGAGGCGAACAACGCCTTCAAGCCTGGCGGCCCGAACATCGCCAACACCAGCACCAGCGTCGCAAGCGTCTTTGTCACGCTCCACAGCACCCCCATCACGCTACGCCCGGCCTCTGTCGTCCAGATGCTTCGGATGTGGTTCACGCCGCCCTGCCAGAACGTGGCTTGGCGGGAAGGGTCAGACATCACTTCGACAAAGGCCTCCTTCATCGCGTCAGCCATGAGGCCAGGAAGCTGCGCCTGTCGCTTCTCGTGCTCTTCCTCGATCCGGTTCATCCGCTCGTGCGTCATCTCAATGGCGCGCCAGATGCGTTCGGGGTCGGTCGTCTGCTCGTAAGTGCGTGAGATCCCGTGCTCAGCCATGGTCGGCCCCCATCACCTCTTCAAACGCTTCCGCGTAGTTCTTCGCCCAAGTCCTTGCGTGCGGCTTGCCGGGCCGCCACACGCGCAGGTAGGTGTCCCAGGCCTTTTGCGCCTCGCCCAAAGCTGGCAGGCGGTATGGGTCGGTGAACAGGTACAGGCGCGCGGTCACCGCGGCCAACACGTCGTCGAACTCGAGTGCCGTCCAAAGCTGCGCAGGCTTCGGTTCTACGCCGCGCTTCTCGCACGCGGTCACCATCCAGTACCGGCTCGCCTTGTGCCGCAGGGTTCCAGCGCACCCGCCCATCCGCTCGAACTGCCAAAGGCCCCGCGCTGGGCCGCGCCCACCTGGCGCCCCTGGGCTGATCTGAACCCGATGCGCCAACCGGCTTTCCTGTAGGCCAATCGCGAATAGCAGAACACGGGCCTCGGGCGAATCCATCGCCGTCGGCAATTCGGCAAGGGCTGCGTCAACAGCCTTGCGCGCCACGTCGTCAATCATGCCCGCTCCTCCCACGCGGCAGCGCCAAAGGCGCGCACCCCGGCCCACATCAAACGGCGTTTCCACCAACTCACGCCCAGCACAGTCATGCCTTCAAGAAACATGGCGTCCGCCTTGGTGCGCGTCACCAACACGCCGGGTTGGCGGTAGATGTAGTCATGCAGCACCGATGCCTGCACATAAGTGCCGGCCGGGTGGCCCACCAAAGACCACAGCGCGGCCGGGATGCTGGCGAAATCCGTCTCTTGCCCGGCTGGCACGGTAATGCACGTCACGCACCTCGCGGGCAAGCCCATCGCCTCGGGCATCGTGTCGTCGCAGTCCGTCCAGAACGAGAATTCACGCAGCGTCTTCCACGTGTCGCCGTCGATGTAGCGCACGTCCAGCGGGTCGGTGAAGCTGCTCATTTCGCCGCACCCGCCTGTCGCTTCAGCCTGGCGAGTTCAGCCGCATCTTCGGCGCTCAACTCTGCGGTGATGCCAATCGGGCCGTACATGCTGGCCACAAACGCGCGGTCGCCGCTCAGGCTCACCACCAAACGGTTCTCGAACTGCTTCGACAGCGAGCCGCACCCGGCCAACAACAGGCACACGGCCAATGGGAAGAACTTCTTCACGCGATCACTCCTTGAATCATGGCCTTCGCAGGCACGGTCAGGGCCACGTTCGCGGCCAGGCTTTGATGCACGCCCAACGCAAGCGGGCGAGAACCAATCGGGTCGCCGCACATGTTTGCGGCAAAAATGCTGGGGTTGTCAGTCCTGCCAATCGTGCCGCCGACATCCAGCCAGGTCTCCGTGCCCGCCTGAAGCGCAGCGCGAATCTCAAGCCGCACGTTGTCATTGGATTCAGAGCACATCGGCCCCACGATCAAAGGCTTGCCGCCCGCGGCCTTGATCATGCTCACCATCTCCTGCATCTTGGCCAAGTGCGCAGCGGCGCTCAAGGCTTCATTGCTCGTGAAGGCCTGCATCGCAACCATTCGCTTCGGGCCAACCCAACCCGCATCAAGCGCCGTTTGCAATTGGCGCTTCTGGTCTGTCCACGTGCTGCCGCCTTGGCACAAGTTCGCGTAGCTGATCCGTGCGCCCGTCTTAGCCAAATCGCGCACGGCCCTCCACAGCGGCCCAAGGTGGTTGACGTGCGGCGGGTCGGTCAAGTCCGCGCCGCCCGTCGAGTCACCGACGTGGATCAACCCCCAATGCTCGTTGGAGTGCAAGTACACCGGCAGGGCCACGCTGGCCCGCCCGCTCTTGATCGTCCAGCCGTTCGCGTCACCCGCAGAGCCCGGCGTCGCGAAGTCCCCGTTCCAGCGCACATAGCTTTGCATCGGCGCATCCGGGTAGCCAATGGCCCATCCCGCCGAATCCCACACCGCGCCATTGTTTTGGCCTGGGCTCATGCTCCAAGCGCAACCGGCCATCGATGCGCGCCGCATCACGTAAGGGCCGAACCCATCGGCCGCAGGAATCGACGTCACGCCGAACACTGATGTGATGGCACGGCCTGGCGCGTGAGGCGGGCTGGGGTTTGCCCCCGCAGGCACCACGATCCCCGTCTGCCCGGCCACCCAAAGCGCAGGCGTCAGCGTTCCCGAAGCGCCAACGGCCACCATGCAGTTGATGATCGTCCGCTCGACGCTGTGGTGGTTGTAGAACGCCAGTTGCATACCGTCAAAGTCAGCAGGCGCCCGGTCGATGCAGTGATCCGTCCAAATCGGCGAGGACCCACCGGGTGAGCCCAGGGGGTGATACAGCAGGCGGAAGTTGTTGGGCGCCGGCCGTGTTGACGATGGAGGCGGGGGCGGTGGTGGAGGAGGCGGGGGCGGTGGGGCGGGCGGCGGTGGCGTCGGAGACGGCGCGTCGGCCTCAAACACCGCCGAAATCGTCGTCGTGACGCGCACATTCCCACCGGTCACCGGCAGGACAATTTGTGTGGTTGTGGGGTTCGTCATCATCCAAAGACGCTCAGCGCGTCGGTCGTCAGGTTGAGGGTCGCCGTGCAAACCCGCCCGGCATAGGTGGCCGACCAAGTAAACACGCCGCCAGAAACAGAGGCGGTCTCACCGCTCACGCGGTTGCTGCCAAGCTGCAGGCGCATCGGCGCAAATACCCCGGTGCTGGCTGCCCACTGCACATAGTTGTGCCAGTAGGCGTGATTGGCATCCGCCAGCGTTCCATCGGGGCTTTCTGGGTAATCGGCGTTGGCGATTGAATTGGCGGGCGGTGAAGTCGACGCAGGCCACGCCGAATCGTTGATCACCTGCGCCGTTGGCGCCACGATGCCGCTGCCAGAAATCGGCGTCAGCACGCCACCGGCCACAGCATCGACTGTGCGTGTCGTCGCTGTGCTTGTCACCCCAAACAAGTTGATGTCAGAGCCAACCCCTGCGCTTGTCGGCGCAGCCGGGGTATGAAACTGCCATTCGAAGGTATAGCTGCCCGCCCACTCGGCACGGTCCAGCGTCAACACCAACCCGGGCCGGAAGAAGATCAACGTCCGCACCGCGGCCGAGTGAACGTAGCTCACGCGCCGGTAGGCCTTGGTCAGGTCAAGTTGCAGGTAACCGTGCGTGTGAACAGGCTTGTACTTCAGCGGAATGGCGCGATTCCTCGGCCCGCTGTTCAGCCCGTCCACCTGGGTGCCTGCCAAACCATTCAACGCCCAAACGCTGGCGCTTCGGCTGCTGTTGCCCCAGTTTGTTTTGTGCTGGTCGGTAATGCCCACCGTGCCGCGCATGCTTACGCCTTGGATCATCAAGCGGCGCCCGCCCGCTGCGGCCTGAATGCCGCCAGCCCCGCCCAGCCCGTGGTTGTGGCGGCCACGCCTCAACACATTCACCAGAAGTGTTGGCGAATTCCCATTGGTCGGGTCGTCGGTCGCATACCACGTCGTCTCGTGATCGTAGAAATCGCGCTCAAACGTGGGCACATCGTGAATCGACGGAATCGGCACGTTCGGAACCTGCAAGTGGGAAAAGGGCCAAGTCGCCGATGTGTCCATCGTGTTGATCGTCACGCCCTGTGTGCGCAAGATCATTGGGAGGTATGGGCTCGCTGTTTTGCAGGCGGCTGTCACTGCAATCGCCCCATCCCACACACCGTAATGATCATCCCCGTTGGCCAGGCGCGGCCCGGTGCCCTTGCGCATGCCAAAGGCGCACATCTTGGCGCCCCCGCGCCAGCGGGGCTGCGTCCACCAGGCATCCAGCATGTTCAGCGCGTTCAGCATCACATCCAGCGCCGGCACAAACAGGAACGAGAAGCCGTGATAGGCCAGGCCCTCCCAGTTGCCGCCCAACTCCGTGTTGCTCACATAGTGCTTGTGCAACAGCACCGACGCGGCTGCCGTGAACTCGGGGATCGTCGTCGCAAGCGAAAAGTGGGGGCCGGTAAAGTTGGCCTCGTCGCCCGCAAACAGCGCCGCGCCTGCGCACATCACCAGCATCCACTCGTGCATGTGCCCGCCATGGTCCTTCAGGTGCCATGCCCAACGGCCGAAGTAGACCGTCTGGAAATTGTTGATCCACAACGGGAAGGCCGAAGCATCCCAGCCATTGCCGTACAGGAACGACTGCAGCATGTACCCAACGTGGTCGCGCGCCGCGGCTTTGTCGGCAGCGCTCATCAACCCCCAGAACGCACTCGCGCCGACGATGATCGCAATCATCTTGAACCGGTATTGATCATCAAATCGATGGCTCAGGCTTCGGCACGTCACCCAGGTCGCGGTGTAGGTTCCATCCGGCACGCCAGAAGGGACAAACGTGAAAGTGCTGCTGTTCACCGCCGTGATGTCGATGAGCGAGATGTTCAGGTTTGAGTGCGATGCGCCGTCAATGGCGACTTTCGTCTGCCCACTAGACAAGAACCGCGTAGCGCTTGGGAAGTTGATCGTCGCCAATGTCCCGCCGCCGCTCACCACGATGTTCGTCGGGGTGTACCGGCCGGTCTGCCAACTTAGGACGTTTTGCAGTCTGGCCAGCCCGTGTGATCCCGCCGTGGCGTGACCGTCTGACTTGTAGAGCTGAGCGCACTTCAGGATGCGGCTGTACTCAGTCTGAGCCGCGTTGCCCTCGTCGGTCTGACCCACGATGCTTGAGCCGACGAAGGACGACAAGCCATTCGTTCCGCTGTCCAGCGCCGTGTAGTGCGCCCGCGCATGGCCGCCCACTTGGTAATGCGTCATCACCGAAGGCCAACCGCGCTCGCCGATGGGCCTAGAAGCGAAAGCCGCATACAGGTCGGCGCGCTTCGGGATGTTGAGAGTGACGGCTGAAGGATCAACCTCGAAGTCGATCCAACCCGACGTCACATCGTTGTCAGGGTCGTAGTAACGCCATTGCCACCGTCCGGGCGTCAGCGGCGTCGACAGATCGTGATTGACCTCGTTATGCCCTTCATCGCTGTAGAAGCTGTAAAGCGTCGTCCCGCTGCCGAACACGCGCACATCCACGCGCCAGACCGTGTTGTTGTTCGTCGTCTGAACAAACTGCGCCTCAGTCTCAAAGCGGTACAAAGGCTGGGTCGTGGTGATCGTCTCGCCGCCCTTTGGGAAAAGCGGCACCAGGCGCGACTCGGTTCCTGCGTCATAGCGCGTCCAAGCCGTGCACGTGGGGTCGTCATTCGCCCACTTCGTCCACGGGAGGGATTCAACCGCCTTCGCAAGGCCGGTGCGTGCCAGTGGCATTGCCATGTCCGCTTACTCCAAGTACACGTGGCACTGGCCGCAGATCAGGGTTTCATTCCCGGTCGCACTGGCCTCAAGACACACATACCAAGTCATCGCTTGGGTCAGATCAACGCCAGTCACCTGCACGGCCGGGCTTGATGTGTCCATGCTGACCGTGTAGGTCTGCCGCAAAACGCCTGAGGCGCCAGCGGTCTCGACGTACACCTCGCCCAGCCCATTGCGGCATGACACGCCGGTGTTCGACAAGACAGCCTCAAACATGATCGCGCCGGCCGTGCTGCCATTGCGAAAGCGCAGGAAGGTGTTGATCGTCCCCGTTGCCGCTTTGCGCAGATCGAAGTGAATCCGAAGGCGCCGATTCGTGCTGTTCATGTCAGCGGCATCGAAAACGATCGTGCCAATCTGCTGCGCGGCGGCAGAGGCTGTGAAGTTCGCGCTGCCCGTGTAGTTGCCAAAGTCCTTGCCAACAAGTCCGACCATCAACGCCTGAATCCTGGCCGTCAGCGCGGCATTGGCGGTGATGTCGCCCGTGATGCCTGGCCATGTGGCGGTCGCCGCTGCCGCTGAAATCGCCGCCCCGGTTGGGCCGTTCACAACGGGTATGTTGGCGGTTGCCTTGTCGGTCAGGTCGGAGAATGCGCTGGCGCCACCGCCCCCCCCACCATCTGGCGCAATCGGCTGGTACTGCGTCCCCGACCACGAGCCGAGAACATCGTTCTCATCCACAAGCATGACGCCTCGTCCCTGGTAGGGAAGCGTTGGCCAGGCGGCCCGGGGGACAGTTTTAAGTGGAAGCATGGCCTGCGGTGCCGGATGTTTGACCCGGCTAGGCTGCCATGCTTGGGACGTTGCTACGAGTTAGACGATGGGCACATACGCTGGCCGGGTGCCGGGGCGGCAGAGGAGGATTGCGGCGGTCATGGATCAGGCAGACGCCAGCGCGTTGACACGGGCCAGCGCAGATCGCCCGAAATCGACCGTGAAACTTGCTGCCCCGCGAGCCAGCGCCTTTGAGTAAATACCCACGGTGGTGACGCCAGCGGGCCAAACAAGCGGCAGCGTCTTGAGCGTGAACACCGTGTCGGCCAAGACCATTTGCCCAAGGTCTTGATCTGCCGAGGCGGCTGTTTGCGAATAAACCCATGGGTCAGCCGCCGACAGCAGCCGCAATTGCAATTGCAAATTCGTCAGCAGTGTGGGGTTTGCAAGCACGCGGATTTCACCGTATGCCTGAACCACCTCACCGGCCGTGAAGTTCGCGCTTGGGAATGTTGACCATGACAATGAGGCGTTATCGCCCGCTGCCGCAACATAGACAAGCCGCGCCCAATTGCCATTGATGTCTGTGCGCGCCACGCTTGATGCAACGCACGACCCGGCCGTGCCGCCAAAGGCATCCATCGTCAGGGAGTTGGGAACTGTGCCGCTGCCAATCGTGGCATTCCGAGTCCCGCCTGTGCCGTGCATCAACGGGTTGACGGTATGCGCTTTGTCATCCAGAGCATGGGTGAAGATCGGGCGAGGCTGGAAGTTTGCGGCCAGCACTTTTGAGAGCGACGCGCCCAGCAGATAACCTGCGCTCAGGTATGGGTGGATGCCGTCCGTTTTCTTCAACGCTTGGCCCGTTGCTGCGCCTGACAAGTAGGCCACTGTGTTCTCTGGGTACACGGGGTTCGCAGGGTTCGCATCTGTGTAGACCGATGCGGCGTCCCACAAAATCACATCGCCACGGTCACGAGCGAGCTGTCTAATCTTGCTGTTAAGCCACATCCACGCTTTTGAGCCATTACCAAAGGCGTAGCCCGTGAAGCCGCTTGCGGAATCAATGTTGGCGCTTGGCAGCAGCGTTTGAACCATCACGCGCTTGCCTGCCGCTCGGGCAGCGTCCACTTTAGTCACAAAGGCGTTGAAGTTGGCGGTGATCGTTGCCAACGTGGGTGCCGTGCTTGGCCAAGTGTCGTTCTCGAACACGTTGGCGAAGTAGACCGTTCCCACCGATGGGTCGGCAATGATGCGATCGGCATACGCCAGAATTTCGGGGCTTTGTGCGCCGCTTCGGCCCACGATGACGGCCTCGCGCAGGCGCTGGTCACTGAGCGATTGCGCAATGTGCCAGAAGCCGAAATTCCACGCTGCCCAGGGCGTGAGCGCACCCGCAAGGGCGGTGTATGTCCACACCACTGTGCCGTCTGTCACCGTGGTGCCGGTTGCGGCGCCGTGGGGCCAATCTGGCTCAAGTGTTCCCGTGGTGCCTGCCGTGGTGCAAACCCATTTGTTCGCGCTGATGCCAGACAACAGGTTCCAGTACTTCGGGCCAGCCACCGCCGACAAGGCAACAGATGTTGAAGGGTTCCAGGCTGTGGCGGCATAGATGGTGCGTGGGCATGCACCTGATGCCACGATGCTGTTGCCCAAGATTGCGATGGTGGCGCGGTTTGCGATGCCAAGCACCGCTTGATTTGCAAGCGGGGCGGACAGCTTCACCCCACTCAAAACCCGAATCACCCCGTCATCCTGGCAGGTGACGATGACCGTGCCGCCCACAGCATCAGCGCTGGAAAGCGTGACGCCGTTTTGCTGCTCAACGGTCGGGCCGGATTCGAAGGCAACCACGAAATCAGGCTGGCCGGCAGCAGCGAAAAACCGCAACTCAGTCCCGCCAACAATCGCGTCCGAGGCAAGCGTCACAGTGCCGCCGCCAGACACCAGCACAACCCCGGCGCCACCAAGCATCTTGGCTGTGATCGTGTCTCCACCGGAGACAGAGATCGAACCAATCGCACCGCGGGCGCCGGTCAGCGGCAGGTACTGATCACCAGACCATGACCCCATCACGTCATCTTCGTCGACCAAGAGCACACCTCGGCCCTGGTACGGCGTGAACGGCCACATGGCGCGCGGGACAACTTTCAACGGGATCATGGCAAGGGCCTCTCAAGCTGCAGCCCTCGCAGCCTGCCATGCTTGGGTCGACCTCAGGCCGCCATGCCAGACCGCCTGCGCCAGGTCGGTTTGTCCCGCTTGATGCCCATCCCTGGCCGCATCGCATCTTCCGCCACGATGGCCAACAACCCCCAGGCGTCGGCCGCGTGGCTTGCCCAATCGTGATCAGGCCCCAGGCCAATGTCGCGCTCCTCGTCCCACTTCTCGTGATACCAGGCAAGCGCCTCCATGCCGGGCGTCGTCGTCGCCTCGTTCACGATCACAGACGGGAACACCCGGCGCGCGGCCTGAATCCGGGCAATCGCAGCGCCCCGCCCTTGGTTAGGAACCACCGTCACGTCATACTTTGCGGCTTCAAACGCGGATTGATACGACACGTCATAAACCTTGTCATGGGTTGCGCCATCGTGCGGCAGAAAGATCGACGTGTTGTCCTCGGTGTAGCCGTGCCGGCGCATCCAGTCCAAGTGATAGCCCACCTCCTGCCCGACGGCCTCGTGATAGTGCAACACCCGCACCTCGCGCGTGATGAACTGGGCGCCCCAGGCCGCGAAGGCGTCCGAATTCCGACCCGTCCCGCCAATGTCGATGAACAACCGGCGCTTCATCAGCGGGTCAGCGGCAACGCGGCCGATGCGGTTCTCAGTGCGCATCAACAGCAGTTGCTTCGTGAAGTACGCGCCCTTGCTCGCGGTCGCGTAATCGCCTTCCCAAACGTGGTTGTAGCTGTCGGGGTCGTTCTCCAAGTGCCGAAGACGCTGGCGTTCAAGAATCTTCGGAAACCGTGGGTTGTCCCGCCAGTTGCACTCCACCACCTTGAACAGCGGATCCTTCGTCTGCCAGAACCGGCGATCCGTCGCCGAACTCTTGCGCTTCGGGTTCCACGTCACCCACAACTCACTGTCCTCTTGACGCAGCGTAGGAATCAACGTTTCCCAGACCGAATCAAGAATCGGCTCAGCCTCGTCGGCCCACAGCAGCAGGATCTTTGATTTCGACTTGAGCGAGTCAATCGTCTTCTTGTCCAGCCCGCAGAACTTGAAGGCGATCCTCCTGCTTCGAGTGCGGATGAATTTCGCGCCAATCTCGAAGTGTGGCGTCAGCGCAGGCTCGGCCAAGATGGCCGCCTTCACCTCGGCCATCGAAGAATCATCAATCGAATTGAGATGCTCGCGGCCGCAAACGATTACCCCCTCACGCCCGGCCATGTCCCACATCAGCGCGCGCACCGCCGTCATGAGGGCAAATGTCATCGTTTTGCCGCTGCCGCGCCCGCCTCTTGCGCCGCGAACGTCCGCCTTACCCTCAAAAACAGGGATCAGTTTCGGCGGTATCGAAAGCTCAAGAACTCCGTCTTCGGTCATGTGGTCAATTGTGCCGGGTAGGAGTAATACGCGCGGCTGATCTCCCAGCGCTGCGCTCTCGTTGCCTGCTTCAGAATCACCACCAGAAATCCGATCTAGGGCCGGGCACCCTGAGAAACGCCTTGCGCAGCTTGGCCAGTGCCTCGCTCCAGCCAATGCGGTCTTTCCAAGGCCGGCCATCGGCTTCGGCGCGGTAGCTGTCGATCCTGCGCGTTTTGTAAAGGTGCAGGGTGTGCGTTACCGGCTGGCCGGTGTCGTAATCGATCACGATCACTTCGCGCCGCAGATTCGGCAAGTCAGGCATTCGGCCCTGGGCAGGGCTGGCCATGCGCGCACGATCCTTGCCGCGCCGCATGGCTTCGAGCTTGCGGGCGCGGGCTTCGATCTGGCGTTTTGATGGGCGGCGGTACATGCAGACCTTGCAAGAGTTGCCTAAATCTTGTTAGCCGGCACCACTTGCCAGCAGTTTTGCGCGCCTACGTTCCAGGCGCTTCGCATGCTTCAGCAGCTCGGGCCAGTCGTCGTCATGCGCGTACACCTCTTTGCGCTTCAGGCCCAGCGCGGCGCGGTCTTTGCGCAGTTTGTCCACGCGCTCGCTTGTGGTCTTGGCTGCATTCATACGCTGTCTTTCGTCAACTCGTAGTCGCCGGCACGAACCATCGCGCCGCCCCAATCAATCGCCTCTCCAGCGCGGGCCTGGGCCACTACGCGCGGCACGGTCTGCCGCCAGATCAGCGTGCGCGTCTCACCTGCCGCCGAGTCATAGCGCGACCCGCGCACCGGGACGCGCAGCCGCAGCACGGCCACCTTGCTACGCGCCATCAAAGCGCCACCGCCATTTGCTCATGCGCCAGGGCAATCAGGCTGCCAGCGCGCACAGTGCGCTCAACGCTGCCAGCCAGCACAAAGCGCACGGTCTTGGCGCTGATCACCACGCTGTCGATCTCGCTGCCGTCCCAGTAGATCATGCCGCTTTCCAGCTTGCTGGCTTCGATGGCGGGGAACTGCTGGCCCTTGATGTTGATGGTGTTCATTCGGTTTCTCCGTCTGGTTGCTGATTCGATGGATGAATCATAGCGCATCGTTTCCGGTAACGCAAGCGGTTTGCGCAACTATTTTTGGCTTCGTTCAGCAGCCGGCTAACCCCTCGCTCAACCTGAGAGCCAACGGCATGCCGCCAGGCCCGCCAGCCGCAGTGGTTGATTCTTCGTCTGTCGGGCCTGTCGTCATTCCGTCGTCTCCAGGTTAGCTCGAACGTTAGGCCTCAGGCTACTTGGGCAATCTTGTAATGCCCGGCAGGGCGATCCATCTGCACACGCCAAGCTGCAGCCAGTTCCAAGTAGTTGTTCCCGGGTCGAGCCCACAGTTTCACGCCGTTGAAATCAGCCTCGCATAGCACACCAATCCTGTCGGCGAGTTCGCACAAGTCGCGGCAAGCGGCGTCAATATCGATACCGGCAAACAGTTCCAATTTAAGCGTAAGAGTCTTTAGGAGTTCCATTTGTTTCTCGCTTCGGCCCACGGGCCTAACCCTAAATTCAACCGGACGCCTCACAGCATCCGCGCTTCGGTGGCGCCTACCGGGCGCCGGTTAATTTCACGTTAGGCAGCACCCAAGTCAGCGGCACACACTCACCAGCGCGTCGGGATGATCCCTGCACGCCTGCAAGTAGTCGGCGCAGAACGGCAA